TGTTGGGTTGTCGTAAACACAATCATCTGTCTCAAGCTTTATCTGATCATATTCGTCTCCTATCAATAGAGGTAGCTTGTCCTGACTTCTTGTTATTTTGTTTCTGTACGACTCAAGTTTTATTACAATCTCTGTGCAATCAGAAACGTGGCTCTTACATACTGGCTGTATCATGTTTCTCAACTCAGGCTCAGATTCTAAACATAGAAAAATGTTGCCACTGAACCTAATAAGGCTAACTTGAACGAACTCGGGCATGACTTCAAAATCAAAATTTCTTCTTTGATCATTTTCAAATCTCGGGTGTATATAGTAACCATCAACATAATGTGTTTGATTGCTTTCCCATGAAGATGTTTTGAAAGAAAGGTTTGCTGTCACAATTTTACCAAATACCTTCTGCACGGAGTAGTCAAAATGGCTCGACTTTTCGTTATTTCTGTGAGGAGTGAATCTTTTTTTATTAATGACAAGTTTCAGAGATCTCCTACCTTGCATGCTCATCAGTTCATTTGTCAAGAGCTCTCTGTGATTCGCATTCAATTCTGACCAGTCACCAACTATTTTTGTCACATCTAAACAACTGCTTGAAACGCTGAGATCATCGTAGACATCCATTGGCTTTTCTCCAATCTTATCAGAGACTGACCACTTCGACAAATTGTTGTGCATCTTCTGATATATGTTTAGACTAGTGTTAGCGATCTTCCGTTTTCCAGAAACAAGTCTCATTCCTTCACAGAAATTGCAAATTATGCACTTTTGTATGTCGCCTATCTGATCGTCACCCTGAGTTGTCGGTATTAGCAGCTTTCCTCTGTTCAATGTGAACTTTTCGATTCTTGAAGAAATTATCTCGATGGTCTTGAAGTAGTCATAAGGGTGCAAGTCTGATGAGCCTCCAAAAGCTTTTGGAAGATGTTTCGATTTCATTTCATCTATGAAATAGCTTCTAGATCCATCTATTGCGTAGTCAACATCATAAGGCACTGTTTGATAAGATTTGTTTATATAAACTAAATCAAACGTCGGTTTTCCCTCTTTGTTAAGTCTTAATGGTTTCATGTCCTGAATACTCTGTTTACACTCAATGATCTTGTCTGATAAGACGTTGTGATCGAAAAATGTTGAAAAAACCGGGAGCTCATGAAAGTCCATCTCTTTCAGAAAATCTACATGACTAGCTATTATCTCTTTTCTGTTGACTCTATCTTTACCGAAATAGTCGAGAAGTTTGGGACAGTTCACATAATACAAATTCAAATTAGAAGGAGTCTGTGGCATGACGAATCGAACACATGTGTCAGAATGAGAGGTATCATCAACCATCCGCTGTGGAATGCTGAGAATGAGACGCAATATTGAATTTTTCGAAGAGTTTTGAGCAAGAGGTGAAAATATGGAAGGTTCCATGCTTCTTATGAGTTCCTCGAAATGCCTATGATCCTTGTTTCTTCTGCTGCTCAAGTTAATAAGTCCAGTTTTTCCAAGTTTTGGTATGACAACTTTTATCTCAGATTGATCCTCATTCTTGACGTCAACTATCACTTCGCCATATTCAATAGGAGTCAGACCAGTGTAAATGCCTTCAATCTTTGAGCAGAGATGCTTTATGTTTTCATTATCGAGCGTCAAAATGTCAAAACCACAAACAGACTCCATGTTGTGATAGAGCTTGCCCATTATTAGGTTCCTTGCTGGATTAACTCTGATGAGACCCCCCAATTCCAATGGCAGTTTTAAGATGTTACCGAACCCTATTGATCTAGCCTGATTGAGCATACCTCCCATGATCAGAACTATGTGATTGTTTATGACATGAATCCAAGATGAACCTATATAACCAAGGCCTTTTCTAAGAGCTTCCTTTGATTGTTCACAGGCCCAAGTAGCCATAGCCGAATAGTCATAATCAAATGGACAGTCTATGAAAGAATTCCTTATTTTGAGCTCAGAGTTAAAGCAGCCGTTGACCGTTCTGTATATCGAATTGAATTCACTTTTGTGACCGCTTTTTGTGGATTTTTTGCGATTTCTAGTTATCCCTAACATTTTCTGAATCTTAGTAACACAGTTGCTGTGCTCAGACATGTTTTGCAACGCAGACCTTCCCTCCTTGAGCCTAGCTTTTACAAACATGGCATAATCGTCAGACGTGTCAACGAAATCTACATGTATTTCCTCAGCTGTTATTGAAGTCTCCTTAAAGACTGAGCAAGATAGAAAAAGAACATCGTCTTGTAACACACCAGAACCAGATCCCAAGAGTCCCTGTCCCATTCCTTGAGGATTAATGATGAATTTGCAGTCATTATTGAACACATTCTCATTGCAGAGTTTCATAAAATCAGCCACAGGTGGAATCAGTTTCTCCTTTCCGTCTGTCATATTCATTATCATCCCGTCTGGAAGTTTGAAGATCTTTTGCGAGAATAGCCTGTAGGTTGACATATAAATAGACCTTAAGTTTTTGTCCGGAACCCTACAGAGTGTATGAAAAGATAGAACATAAGCCAACATTGATGGTCCCCAACTTGAACAATCAGCATTGTCGAAATAAATAATCTCTCCTTTGGCCTTTTTGTCTTTTGAGTATTTATTAAACAGAGACTGAGCAACATTGTCTTTCGTTTTAAGCTCCATCACATTTGAGAGAAGACCCTTTCTATGATAAGAATCCCTTATAGCTCTAGAGCATGATTCGAGTAAAAAACAACCGATCCTCATAGGTGAGTTCATAACGTGTATTTCTCTGTAAGACGATCCTGATCCCCTTCCGTTCTTGTGAATGGCTCTGCTAGCATATTGAGCTTTGTTCTTCAAATTAAAAATATGGGTCGGCATGAGACTTTCTGATGTCGTCAACAGTTTTTTAATGTGTTGAGAGCTCAGAGACCTTGATCTCACAACTACTGATCTGTGTTTTTTTTTGTTTATCAAAGAAGGAGGTGGCACTGAGTCAATGTAATCGCAAACATTAATGATGCTTGTTTTCCAACACTTGTCAGTCTGATTAACTAATACGCTTTTTTGCTTGCCACTTTCGTCATGCAACTTCATCTTGGCCGTCTGAAAAACGCACCCGTCGTAGGTCATTGAACCTCTTGCATTCAAAACGTTTCTAATAGTAAAGTTTTTCTTCATCTCGTAAGGGTCCAGAATATCTTCTTGAGACCAGTATTCTCCAAACGTCATCTCGGTTTCTCCTGACATCCTGAGGGTATTCTCCATGACTGAAACGATAGAAATGGTTGGCAGAGGTTTGTACTTTCCATAATCTGAGACGATCTCTATCTTAAGTCTATCCAAAAGATCATACATATCTTCAACGACAAAATCATTCGACCACATGTTTTTTGACGTAGAACCAAACTCCAAGCAGTTTTTGATCTCCTTTATCATCGTTTTGGCTTCTCTGTAGACAACATTGCTGTGCTCGTGATATAAGAACTTGCAAAAATATATAGCATCAAATATATTGTCATCAGTTGGAAGATAGCTATTTTCGTATGGCATGGCTATTTTCCAATTAGTTGATTTGACCATGGAGCTTTCAGACTGCTCATAACCTTTACTGCAAAAATTGCCTAAAAGAGAAACTTTGAATCTACTGCTTTCTGCGACTTCCATCAGTAGAGTCATTTTTAAACTTCTTAAGTTGAAAATTTTTGCGAACATATTTTTCGTTTTGTATTTTTCCTCTATCAACAGTTTGTCAAAAAGTGTGCTTGAGCCTTCAGAAACTCCTGTCGAATTGATCACGAGATATCTTATCAATTCAGCTGAGTTTGAAAAATTTGTTTTGTTGACCATGATCAGCCCATAAAGGTAAAATGGATTAAGCTTTTTCACAGCATCTTCAGCTGAGGAGGATTGCCTAAGGTCGTGCAACATTGTGTATACGCTTAAAAACTTGTGAAATGATAGAACGCCCCAATTGAGCTCGTCTGGAGAGACAAATATCATTCTTGTGTTGTTCTTGTCGTGAGGTATTACAGCTACGCTTGAGTCATAAATGATGTCACCCACTGCATAGCAGATCATTTCCTTGATGCTCTTGATGCTACTGGTGAGATTCGAAATCGTCAAAAACCTGCGCCTGTGGTCCACAGATATTGAAACATTGACAGAATTACCATCGAATCTTGATGAACCTTTGTTCATTCTATACTTTTTGACATTATTAGCCAAATGCTCAAATGCAAATGAGTTGCTTTCTATAAGCTCCATAAGCCTTGTCTTCTTGATACTGTTGAGTGAAAGCATCATCTCATGTCTTGAAGCAATATCGACTCTCTCTTCTCCGAAAGAATTCAATATAATTGACTCTATGTCTTTAATGTATGTGCTAGAACCTTTTTCCTCCATCCAGTACGATCCTTCATATTCTATCTGCTCTTCCAACTCATCAGCACTCAAATCACCCATAAATGCCAAAGGAGTCTTGTGATCTATTAGACTTCCATTTTTGAAAGTCACTCTGTACGTTGTGTTTTTGACGCTGCTCGCAATTGATCCAGGTCTAGTCTTAATTTCTATTTTCTTAACAGACACAGAACTCTCCAGACCAGCAAGTGATTTGTAGATTTCATACGGAAAACCATCAGATTTTGAAAGAAGCGTCATCATTTCTTCTTCTTCATTGAAACTCTCGGTCCTCAGCCTGAATCTTGGGAACTTAATACTAGGTTTAACTTTCATTTCCTCTATAGTCTTGAAGTGAATCTTGAGATCAGACTTCACAGGAAGATCATGAATAATCGATCCATAACCTGCCTTATTGTTTGATATATGATCTTTAACAGATGATACAAGATCAGCATCTTCTATAAAGAGCTTTGGATCATGTTTATATATGCTTAAATTCTCCTCTGGCTGTAACCCATTTTTGATCTCATTGAGAATCTGACTTCTGAGACGAACATAATCGCTTATCTTCGTTTTGTGAAAAAAGTCTATCATTTTTTCGGTGGTTCTGAATTCATCTTCAAAACTGCTTTCACACTTGAACTCATAATTCGGAGGATCAGGACAGATTCTGTGATCGTAATTGAACGACAACACACTTCGATTAACATCTGAGTTTTTGAAAATGTTCAGAAGCTTGTTCATTTTATCCTTCCTCAAACTACCATCGGTTATGATCCTTGATCCAGCAAATCCCTCGACGGTCGAACCAGATGAATATGTCAAGTCTGAAATCTCAATACAATCATTTTTAGACCACATTATGTCTATATCAGAAAGATATCTTTGATAATTTGAATCACAACCTTCAATGAGGTACACTTTGCCTTCATTGTTGACTACGGATATGGCAAATTTTATCAAACCAATAAAATGAATCATTGAATCCCTTTTCCAAGGAAAAAAATCGACCTTATCAGGAATCGAGCCATGATTTGTGCAAAACTTCAAAACATCATCAGGTGTTGAGAAATTCAATACATCATCAAGAATCGTCTCAAGCTGAATCAATGTGAAGGATTTTTTACAAATTATAGCTATCAATGAGTCGTCCAATGGAGCCAAGTCTTCATATTCGAAATCCTCATCATCTGGATAAGGCCCTGGATCGCTCTCTATTCCATATCTAGATAGTCGATCTTGGGATCTCTCAGAATAAAATGACAGACTAGGCATCTGACCAAACAAGGATCCTCTAAGATTGAAAATCTGGGAATTGTCGTCCGCACTTTGAGAAGAATCTGTCTTTGGCTCAACATAATCATCAGCTTGTATAAGCTCATCGTCAAGTTCACGATACCAATCACTATAACTCGAAATAACGTCGTAATCCTCGATCCCAAACTTGTGATCTCCTCTGATTGAATAATTCCATCCTGCCAGTTCCTGCTGATACGATTGAAGCTGCTCAAGAAAATCGAT